AGGATGGACCGTGGCTGATACTGGTGCTATCACCCCAGGAACTAGATTGACTGGTGCTACTGGCACTGTAAAGGCTCAGTCAGTTGCTGCTGGTGCAGACAGCATCGCACTTGGAACTACCATTACAATAACTCCTTGGGCTTAATTTCCCGAAGTAGTTAAAAATGGCTAACCCAGGAGTGCCTCAAGGTGGGAGATATCCTTCCCGCCAAGAAATTGATGCACTCCTGGGTCCCATTTTAAGCGGGGATGTTTCAAGGCTAAGAGTTGACCGCCGTAAACTTTATGGTAAACAGGCTGGGCGTATCTATGACGATGCTTTAAATCAGCAAGACATCGAAAGCGGCTATCAAGAAGCAGGGAAGTATTATTCTCCTGCTTCTTATGATAAGTCTCAAACTGCAACGCAAGAAGATATCGATGCCGCTGGGGGCGACCAGTCAGCCTTCGTTCAATGGGATGTCCCTACTTCTTCCACAGATTATCAAAGACCACGCACTGTTGCTGCGGGTTATGACCCTTCCCGTCAAGTTATGACGGTTGTTTTCCGTGACGGAACCTTTTACAATTACTATGAAGTAACTCCTGGTGAGTGGGAAGCGTTCCATGCTTCGTACTCTAAAGGTCGACCTTGGCTAAACAAAAAAAGTGCTACTCAGTCTGCTGATGGTTTATTTATTCATAAACCTCGTGGCGATGCTGGGGATATGTCGGATATTGACCCTAAGATTAGGGAAGCACTATACCGTGTTGCTAGGACACAGCAACAAAAAATTAAGCCAAAGTCTGGTAAAACTAATAGAGTTGTTTATCGTAATCGTAAGGCTGGAGACTTCTTCGACCTGAATGACAGCCCTCGTGGACGTAAACGCCAGCAAATGGTGGTTCCACAAAGGCGAAAAGCAGACATTGCCAAACGTGGTGGTGTAAATCCCGCAACAGCAAATAGACAAAGGAAAGCAAGTTAGGTAAATGCCTAAGGTACACAAACTCGGTAAAACTCGGTTCACACAATTCATAGATTTTCCTGTAAAATGGGGATACAAGATAGTTGTTCGTGGATGGACTCAAGAAATTGAAGAACCATTTAGAACCGCTACTCCACTTATCATTAGATTGCCTTTTCATAAAGCATTGGTGTTCGGTAAGTGGACTGGTTCTCAACCAGATGAAGAAACGGCTCTCAATAACGCTATGCAAGGACGGGTATTAAAAGATGAAGATTTTGACAAAGAAAAAGGCTGGACCCCAGCCATCCACCAAAATGCAAAAGCGGGTGTCTGGGATTGGGACGCCTGATTTAATCATGTGGGCTGAAAACGCCCTTTATGTTATTGGTAAAGAAATTACCCATCATCAACGTGACCGCAGTATAGAGGCTTTATATGAAGCCCGTTTAGGTGCAGAAGCGTTACTAGCCATCACCGATGAATTAATCAAGCGAGCAGATAAATGAGTGGCGAGTTTGAAGATAAATTTGAAGAAATTAATCCTGAATTCTATCTTGAAGAACGAGAAGAAGAGGAAGAAGACCTTAGCGTCTTAGACGACGAGACTGACGAACTTACTCAAGAATTCGTAAGAAAACTTGTTGATAAAATGATGATTTTCTTAAATACTTTAGTTGGTCATGACCTGCACTCTTATCAAAAACCTTTGGCACGCCGCATCATGGAGTCAGTCATTATTAATGACGGCTCTGAAATTACCGCTCTTGCCTCACGTCAGTCAGGAAAATCAGAGACTATTGCGGATACTGTCGCAACTTTAATGGTTCTGTTGCCTATTTTGGCAAAACGTTATCCAGACCTCCTTGGTAGATTTAAAGACGGTATCTGGGTTGGGTTGTTTGCACCTACCGAAGGTCAGGCAGAAACTTTATTTGGTAGAACACTAAACCGTTTAACATCAGAACGAGCCATTGAGATTTTAGGTGACCCTGAAATTGATGACCAAGCAGCCCGTGTTGGTGGTGTAACTAAGTCTATTAAACTTAAAAAACTTGGTTCAACTATGACCATGATGACCGCTAACCCAAGAGCAAAAATTGAATCTAAGTCTTTCCACCTAATCGTTATTGATGAGTGCCAAGAAGCAGACGACTTTGTAGTATCTAAGTCCATATCTCCTATGCTTGCTTACTACGCAGGAACTATGGTTAAAACCGGTACCCCTACTACTCACAAAAATAACTTTTACCGCTCCATACAGTTAAACAAGCGTAGACAAACAAGTCGAGGCTCTAGACAAAACCATTTTCAGTGGGACTATAAAGACGTCTCCAAATACAACGAGAACTACCAAAAGTTTATTAGAAAAGAAATGCTACGCATTGGCGAAGATTCAGATGAATTCCAGATGTCCTACAACTGTAAATGGCTTCTTGAGCGAGGCATGTTTGTTACCTCTACAGTGATGGATGAATTAGGAGATACGTCTCAAGAACTTGTAAAGGCTTGGCACCGCACTCCAGTAGTAGTTGGCATTGACCCAGCTAGAAAACTTGACTCAACTGTAGTCACAGTTGTTTGGGTTGATTGGGATAGGCCTGATGAGTTTGGCTACTACGACCATCGAGTACTGAACTGGCTTGAGTTACAAGGAGATGACTGGGAAGACCAGTACTTTCAAATTGTTAACTTTTTAGAAAACTACGATGTGCTTTATGTTGGTGTTGACTCTGGTGGAGTTGGAGACGCGGTAGCTCAACGCCTAAAACTTTTATTACCTAGAGCCGAGGTTCTTCCTATTGGAAGCAGTCAACCTGAGCAGTCTAAGCGTTGGAAGCACCTCAAGACACTTATTGACCGTCGATTAATTGGTTGGCCAGCTCATGCCAAGACTAGACGCCTGCGCTCCTGGAAACGCTTCTACCAACAAATGACAGACCTAGAAACTAAGTTTCAAGGGCCCAACTTCCTGGCTCATGCCCCAGAAGAAGCCCACGCTCATGATGACTATGCCGACAGCCTAGCCATTGCCTGTAGCCTAACTATGGACCTAACCATGCCCCAAGTAGAAGTGAGCTCCTCTCCGTTTTTCAGATAATTTGGACTTTAACATGAAAAATGGTCAATTTAATAGAACACTATTACTGAGGCCTCAACCTTTAGGAGTTATTAATGACTATTGCACCTTCACCTAAGTTCCCAGAAAAGCCTGGGAATACATACGACCGCAAGATGTCCGCTGCTGTCCCAGGACAACGTGGACCACTTCGCTTCCAAGAAGGAGTCGGTACCGATACTGACGTCCCTCAAGAGTTTGCTAAGGGAGCGATGCAAGGGTACGTCCCTGCAGCTGGTCGTTCAAACAGAAACGCCCCAGTACACACCAAGACCGCTGAAGAGACAATGCGTGAACGCGCACACGTTGGTTCAGCTGCTTGGATTGAAGCCCCTGATTTCCTTCAGGAGTTTTCAACTGGTTCATTCCAGGATTACGCAGAGAACACATTCGAGCGCGAGATTCGCAATGGCGCTCGTCAAGCACGACCAAATCCTGTAACAGTACAAGACTAATTACGGCTTCCTACCTCCGTTCAGCGTTCCACCATGCTGCGGAGGTAGGTTCCCTATATTTAGGAATTAACCATGGCGCTTATCAAAGGTAAAGAAGTAAAGGAAACTCCCAAGGAGTATCCAGCCAACCCTAGATTATTTAACATGATTGCCACTCAAGCAAGAACCAAGTTTCCTAAGTACCCCTCTCCAGCAGCCTCCTCCTGGGTCCGCAGCCGTTACACACAAATGGGTGGAAAGTTCGTAGCGTCTAAGAAAGAGGTAGACCCTCGTATGCGGGACATAGCTGAAGAGAAAAAAGACGCAAAAGAAAAAGAAGCCAAAAAACAGGTCCGTAGGGACGTAACAAAAAAGGTGACTAAGAAGGTCGCTAAGTAGACGGCTACAACGATATTTAGCTTTAGCTGATAGAGTTAGCCTGTCAAGTAGTAACGAGAGGATTTTTACGTGAGCATAGACTTCTCGCCCCCGTCGTATAGGGCAGCGTCGTCAGACCTCACAATCTCGATTTCCCCTCTAGGTCTTGTAGAACTTGCAGATGAAGAGTTCGAAGTCCACGGTCCTCGCTTAAATAGATACTCTTTAAACTGGGCGATGTACCTAGGTCACCACACGTCATTTAGACGTCAACAAGGTGAACCTCAGATGGTTTTTAATTACTATCGAGCATTGACCGACTTCATAATTAACTTTACTTTTAGCAAGGGTGTTCACTTCAGAAGCCCTAAAGCTACAGAAGCCATAGTCCCAGATTTGTTAGAGCGTGTATGGGAAGTGGATAACAACAAGGCAACTGTTCTTTGGGAAATCGGTCAGCAAGGCGCCGTATCTGGCGATTGCTTTATCAAGGTTGCATATGAAGAGGCTTATCAAGACCCAGCTGGAATGGTTCACCCAGGTAAGGTGCGCGTACTACCTTTAAATCCATCTTTCTGTTTCCCAGAGTTTCACCCTCATGACCGCAATCGATTAATCAGATTTAAATTGAAGTACCGCTTCTGGGGCACTTCACTTGAAGGAACTCGTCAGGTATATACCTATACAGAAATCCTAACTGATGACGTAATCGAAGAATACATTAATGATGAGTTAATCGACTCACGCCCAAATCCACTAGGTGTCATACCTGTAGTGCATATCCCAAATATCCGCATTTCAGGTTCACCTTGGGGGTTGTCAGATTGCAACGAAATGATTTCTCTAAATCGAGCTTACAACGAGACAGCTACAGACATCGCAGACATTATCAATTACCACGCAGCTCCTGTTACCGTAATCATTGGAGCCAAAGCTTC